TGCTCCATGACTTTATCAACTAGCTTAGTTGATTGCTCCCGATATTGCTTCGCCATTGACTCGGCATATTCAAAAGCCTTTTCAACGGCGCTAGCCGTGGCAATTTGTATGTCTTGCTGAAAACTTTGCACTAGCTCGGTATGCTCGATGCTTTTGGCAAAGACTGGTAGCGCGTCGCCCGTTGGTTCGCTTTGTTCTTCTTTAATGGTCAACATGCTTCTTTCCTTTTCTCGTTTCTATCGCCAAGAAATTTTGGCGTAGGACACTAAGCAACAAGCATGCCGCTATCTATATTTGTTTTTGTTGGGCATTGCGCGGCGCTAGTGTGGAACAACGGGCAAACTTTACAGCGTACCATGTAAGTTTTGAGACGCTACCGGGTTATCAACCATTCTACTTGGCCCCCGCACCAGCGCATCAGCTTTTCTAATTAACCTAGAACCCCGAACCTAGGCGCATGGTTCGAGATTCGGAGCCCAAAATTGTCACCGATGCCCGCGCCCCGAACCATTCAACTAGGTTTGTTTAACAAGTGACATTTATTGTCAGTAGCTATTGACCTAGTGACATTAATTGTCAGTAGCGTGGCGCGGGGGTAGCTGGCGCGGCCAAGGACCGGGGGGGTGGGGGTGTCGCTGTGGGCTTGGATCGCGATCCATTCCTCGCCTACCCCCCGGACCTCCCCCCAAAAAATGCCGCAGCGTATAAGTCTTGCCTTCCCCCCTAATCCCCCCCACTATGGCCCCATGACCGAGCGAAAATCACCACAAGGAATCTTACGCGTCGAGTCACCGATCCCCGGCACCGGGGTCATGGCAACGATCCCCCAAAGTCTCGCCGAAGCCATGGACTACGTGCGAGAGCACCACGCCGATCTCCTGGACATTGCCGACGAGAAAACTCTTTGGAAGAGTTTGCGAAACCTCGGCTACGCAGCCGGGCAAACCGACAACATGATTCGTTTTCAATTCTGGCGCGAGTACGAGCGGGCCATCGCGGAGCAAACGCCGTTTAACATCGCGAACGTCTGCCGGGGAATTTGCGGCGAGGAATTATTCTACAAGATTTATTCAAAGCCCCTCCCCTTGGTATGGATGCTCGCGCAGCCAAAGGCGTACACCGCCCGAATGGAAGAGACGCTTTACTTTGGCCTGAACCAACTGAGAGACGTTCTTGAGCTTCCCAACGTGGACGAAAAGGGAAAGCTGAACACCAAGCTGCTTGAGCTTAAGGCCAAGATCGTTCACATGGTCGACCAGCGCATGCGTGGCGGTATTATTCAGCGGCTTGAGCAAAAGAGCATGAATCTTCAAGTTCACACTTCGGACAAATCGGTGGCGGACGCCATGGTGGAGAATTCCACGGAGGCTTTGCAGAAACGCTTGGCGTCGCTGGAAGAGCGCGAGCGGCGGGCGCTCAATCTCCCCGATCCAAAAAAGCAGGCACCCATAGATGTCGACTCAGAATCCGTTTGAGCAAATGGCCGCTGAAGCGGGGGCCATCACGAAGACGGAAGCTCTACGCCGCCAACGCGAGCTTGTCGGAATCAAAGAGCAGCAACTCAAGCTGCGGGAAGGGCTCCCCTTCTTATTTGGCTGGAAGTGGTACACCTGGGCCAGAGAGTTCTACGAGAGCACGAACAAACTGAATCTTCTCTGCGCGGCGAACCAAATTTCCAAGAGTTCGACGCAGATCAGAAAGTGCATTAACTGGGCGACGAACACCAAACTTTGGCCGACGCTTTGGGCGAACCAGCCCACTCAGTTCTGGTATTTATACCCAACGGGCAAGCAGGCAAAGATTGAATTCGAGACGAAGTGGAAGCTCTTTTTGCCGAAAGGCGATTTCAAGCAAGACCCCGTGTTCGGGTGGCGGGAAGAGTTCGTCAACAAAGAATTGTTCGCCATTCACTTCAACTCGGGCGTGCACGTCTACTTTAAGACGTATGCCCAAGACACGCAGTCGCTTCAGACAGGTACGTGCGACGCTATTTTCTGCGATGAAGAACTTCCCCTGGAGCATTACGACGAGCTAATTTTCCGGCTGTCCGCTTCAGACGGGTATTTCCACATGGTCTTCACCGCGACACTGGGGCAGGACTTCTGGCGGCAGGTCATGGAGCCGGGGGACAAAGAAGAAGAAAAGCTGCCGCAGGCATTCAAGCAAATCGTGTCTATGTACGACTGCATGAGGTACGAGGACGGGGACGCTTCGCATTGGACGGCGGCAAAGATTCAGATGGTCATCAACCGCTGCCAGACGCACAACGAAGTGCTGAAGCGGGTGTACGGTCGGTTTGTCGTCGGTGGCGGGCGGAAGTACGAGGCATTCGACATCAAGAGGCACATCAAAGAATCTCACCCGCTCCCCAAAGACTGGCTCATCTACGCGGGGGTCGACATAGGCTCGGGGGGAAAAGAAGGGCACCCCTCGGCGATTGTCTTCGTGGCCGTCAAGCCGGACTTCAGCGCCGGGCGGGTCTTCTTGGGCTGGCGCGGGGACGGCCAGGCGACGACAGCAGGCGACGTGGTCGAGAAGTTCATCGACATGAAGAAAGAGCACAAAGTGCCGCCGCTCACTTCCCAGTTTTACGACTGGGGATGCCGCGACTTTTTTGAGATTTCCGCCCGCATGGGGGAGCCGTTTATTGCGGCGGACAAGAACCATACGAAGGGCGAGCAGGTCTTAAACGTGCTGTTTAAGAATGACATGCTCTTTCTCTACGACACCCCGGACGTTCAACGCTTGGCAGCAGAGCTTTCGTCGCTCCGGGCGGAGACGCCCAAGAACAAAGCCAAAGATGACTTTGCGGACGCGCTCAGGTACGCCGTAACGAAGATCCCGTGGGATTGGTCGGTGATTACGGGGGACAAGCCCGCCGACGAAGCCAAGCCGGAAGAGAAGTTGAGTGAAATGCAAAGGCAAATACAGGAGAGGAGAAAGCATTTTGAGGAAGGCCACCGTAGAGAAGAAGACCGGATTGAGGACGAAATCGCCGAGTGGAACGCGCTGGGGGGTAACTGAGAAAGATATTCCCCTATCGGAATTCTCGGCTATGATAGAAGTCTGTAGCAAGGCCGGAGTCCAGATGCTGAAATATCGGGGACTCCACGTCGAATTCGGCCCGCTGGCTGGTTCGGCCCCCGCGCCTGGCACCGTTCGAGCCCCCGAAGCGGCAATTTCGGAAAGACAGCACAACGAAATAACTGAAAACACCCTGGCCATTGAAGAAATCAGGCTGAGGGAAGAGCAGTTGGCCCAGATGCTGATCGAAAACCCTCTGGAAGCCGAAAAATTGCTCATGGCGGGAGAGACGGAAGAAGAGAATGACGGACGAGAAGACGACTAAGCACGATATCAATGCCCTGAACGGCCTCTATACCGAGGGCGAGTCGTGCGACCAGGAGATTTTCGCCGAGCAGAGGTCAAATCTTCTGCTTATTTCTGGCGAGCATTACAACAAGCGCAATTCGTCGTTCTTCAGGCGGCTAAGAGAGTCGCGGGACATTTCAAACGAGCAAAAGCTCCGCCTCACCAAGAATCACATCCAGAAAATCACCAAAACTTATTCCAACAATATTACTTCGATGGCCCCGGGCGTAGGGTTCGAGCCGAAGAACGGCTCGGAGCTTCAGGACCAAAAAGCAGCAGAGCTTCACCACGCCGTATGGCAGTGTGCGCTTGAAAAGAACGGCGTCGACGAAATGCTCGACGACTGGGTCGATTCGTTCGTGGGCATTGGTGAAGTGGCCGTCAAAATCTTCTTCGACCCCTCCCTTGGCGAGCCGAAAGCCTACGAGCAGATGCTCGGCGAAGACGGCATGCCCATGGTCGATCCTGCAACTGGGCAGCCCGTGCCCGACCCGTCGCTCCCTGTCTACCCTGGGGACTTCGTGTTCGAGGAAATCTACGGGTTCAACCTGCTTCGGGCACCGGAAGCCAAGAACATAAAAGATTCCCCCTGGCTCTGTAACCGCAAGATGTCTTCGATGAAAGAATTGAAGAAGCAATTCGCGGCCAACCCCGAGGCCATGAAGTATATCCAGGAGTCATCCGACGAGACTTTCGTCATCTTTGACAGCCAAAAGGGCGGCTATCGCAAGACCAACGGCCAGTGCATGGTTCTCGAGTACTTCTTTCGCTCATGCGCCCAGTACCCCAAAGGCTACTATTTCATCACAACCAAAGCCGGTGTGCTTGCCGAGGGGGAACTTCCTGGCGGCATTTACCCCATCGTCGTCGAGACGTTTGAGAAAATACAAACCTCGGCGCGGGGGCGAAGCCCCGTCAAGCACATGCGCCCGTACCAAGCGGAGATTAACCGCGCGGCGTCCAAAATAGCCGAGCACCAGATCACGCTTGGCGATGACAAAGTTTTGCTCCAGAACGGCACGAAGATTTCGGCGGGCGTCGCGCTCCCCGGAGTTCGGTCGATTAACTACACGGGCCAGGCCCCGACCGTTCTCAATGGCCGGGACGGCAGCCAGTACTTGACCTACATGCAGACGCAGATAGCGGAGCTTTACGAGGTCATGAACGTGGCGGAAGATTCCATGGAGGCGTCGGGGCAGCTTGACCCCTACGTCATGTTGTTCCGCTCTGCCGCCCAGAAGAAAAAGTTTCAAAAGTATATTCGGCGCTTCGAGCGGTTTCTCATCAACGTCTGTAAGACGTATCTGAGGCTGGCGAAGATTCACCTGAGCGAAGACGCCATCGTCTACGCGGTCGGGCGGAACGAGCGGGTGAATATCGCCGAGTTCAAAAACTCGGAAGATATTGGCTACCAGATCAAAGTGAAGCCGCAGGCGGACGACATCGAAAGTAAGATGGGTCGCCAGCTTGTGCTGAATCATCTGGTGCAATACACGGGCAACAAGCTCGACAAAGAAGATATTGGCAAGCTCGTCAGGCTCATGCCCTACGCGAACCTGGAACAAGGTTTTTCGGACCTGACTATCGACTACGACTCAGGCACGAATGACATTTTGGCTTTAGATCGTGGGGAAACGCCCGATGTGCACGCGAGCGACAACCACCTCTATTTGGCCAAACGGCTTGCTTCACGGATGAGGCAGGCCGACTTTAAGTTTCTCCCGGAGCAAGTGCAGAATCAGTACGGCCTTAAGAAGTCCATTCATGAGCAGATGGAAGCTCAGCGGCAGCTACAGCTTCAACGCGCCAAAGACGGCTATATCCCCACTGGCGGGTATCTGGTCGTGTGCGACCTTTACGTCGCTGATCCGAAAGACCCAGCGAAGACCCGCAGGGCGAGAATTCCTTACGAAGCCCTATCGTGGCTTATCAAGCAATTGGATGCTCAAGGACAGAGCCTCCAACAACTGGCTGACCTCGACGGTGGCACGCAAGAGCGTATCGCCACCGCGATGTTGGACAGACAATCCCCGAGCCCCGGAGCTAACGGAATAGCTTCTGGGCCTGGAAACACGGGCAATGCAATGCCCGGAGGAGCCCCGACGAATGTGCCCGCCCAACGACTCGCTTGAAGTGACTTCGACTGAACCGCCTGCCACTACAACCACGGACGCCCCGCCCCCGTCCAACACGGCCCCGCCCGTCGAAGGCAGTTCCCCTCCCCCCGGCGTGACCGAGCCGCCCGCCTACACACCCAATTTCAAGTTCAAGGTCATGGACAAAGAGCACGAAATCCCGGAAATGTACCGGGGGCTCCTGAAAGACCCTGACACGGAAAAGCAGGTACGCGAAACGTTCGAGAAGTCTTATGGCCTGGACACGGTGAAGGCCCGGTTTCAGGAAACGCGCGAGCAGTTCCAGACGACTCGCCAGGAGCTTGAGGCGTACAAAGGCCAGGTAAGCAATCTGCGAGAACTCTACCAACGGGGTGATTTGGATGGCTTTTTCACCCAGATGAAAATCCCGGTGGAAAAAATCTTGCAGTATGCCTACGACAAGCTATCATTGGACAAGCTGCCACCTGAACAACGCCAAGTTCATGACCGGCAGCAAGCGGCTGAGCGCAGGGCTTACGATCTGGAAAGATCGTTACAGCAGGCGCAACAGAC